ATAGAAATACTACAACAAGTCAACAACGACCTACGACATGCAGAGGAAGAAGTACATAAAACATTCAAGCCACTGCCTGTATGGAAAAGCAAGACACCAGTTAAGACTAGATTCAAGAAAGATTTTACTAGGACTAAGGGATACCAAGCAGAGGTAGACTTGCAATGTCATACCAATGAGGAAGGTGACTATGGTTACTGGGCATACCCTGAACTAAACTTAGGTAGTAGACAACAGGTAGGTAGACATCTTATGCACTATGGTTGGAAGCCTGAGGTGTTTACTGAAACTGGCAGACCTAAGGTTGACGAGTCCACACTCAAGGATGTAGAGATACCTGAGGCACAACTCATTGGTAGATACCTTATGTTACAAAAGAGGCAAGGTCAGATTAACTCATGGCTTGATGCTATAGATGAGAGAACAGGTAGGATACATAGCAGAGTACATACCATGGGAACTGTGACTCATAGGATGAGCAGTAGTAACCCTAACCTACAACAAGTAACTGCCAGTGGTAAGGAGTATGGCTCAGAGATGAGAGCCTTGTTTACTGTGCCTGAGGATAAGGTTCTAGTAGGTGCTGACCTTTCAGGGTTAGAACTCAGATGCCTCGCCCACTACATGCGAGATGAGAACTACACAAATGAACTACTTACAGGTGACATCCATACTGCTAACCAAAAGTCAGCCGGACTAGACACAAGGGATAAGGCTAAGACATTTATCTATGCATTCCTCTATGGTGCGGGTGATAAGAAGATAGGCAGTATAGCGGGTGGTGGTGTTGAAGAAGGAAAGAAACTCAAGGAGAACTTTCTTAACAACACACCCTCACTAAAGAAACTTAGAGAAAGGGTAGGCAAGGCATCAGACAAGGGATACCTCAAGGCATTGGATGGTAGACACATTAGAGTTAGGAGTCAACATGCCTCACTTAACTTTCTATTACAAAGTGCCGGTGCTATAATAAGTAAGAGAGCATGGGTTATTTTTCACTCACTTGCCTTACATTTAGATTACAGGCAACTGGGTGTTATACATGATGAGATACAATTAGAGTGTAGTCCTGATGATGCAAACGAGATTGGCTCATTGGTTGTCAAGGCCATGGAGCAGACAACAGAGTATTATAAACTAAACTGCCCAATAACAGGAGAGTACAAGATAGGGAGAAGTTGGAATGAAACCCACTAACGAAATTAAAGTGCAATGGAATGAGAACAGAAAGAAAGACAACATCAATCCGGAGCATTACACACAAGGGATAGAGTGTATTGATTATATCACTTCAAAAAACATGAGTTTTCTAGAAGGCAATGTGATAAAATATGTAACTCGATACAAAATGAAGAATGGATTAGAAGATTTAAAGAAAGCACAATGGTATTTAAATCGGCTAATAGAAATTACAACAAGAGAGGAGTAAGAAAGTGGAAAAGAGTATAAATACTATAATACCTGATGTGTACGAGGTGATGAAGTCAAAGGATTATTCCGGAGACCTAGACACTATCGCTATGCAATGTGGTAGAGAGGTTGAACAGGCAATTAAGAATGCCTTTGAGCCTTATGAACAAAAGAAAGACCTAAGAATGTCTAGCATTGGTCGTTGTGAAAGGGCACAGTGGTATACTGTGAAGGGGTACACACCTGAGGAGATAGATGGGAGTGTGTACCTTACCTTTCTACAAGGTCATGTGCTAGAAGCCATGCTTGTGGCTCTGATTAAACTATCAGGACACACATTGACAGACCAACAAAAGAAACACACAATAGAGGGAGTCAATGGCTCACAAGACTGTACTATTGATGGTGAGTTAGTAGACATTAAGACTGCTAGTGCATGGTCTTGGGATAATAAATTTACTGAGGAAGGTATCAAGGATGATGGCTTTGGCTACATCAAACAGCTATCAGCCTATGGTAAAGGAGACAAGAGAAAGCATGGTTACTTCCTTGCTTTAAATAAAAACAAATCAACTCTCAAGCTGTGCAAACAGGAACTTGAACAAGATGTGGATACTTTTATTGTCGACCTGAAAGATAAAATGGAATCAGATACACCGCCTATGAGAATAGCTAACGCTACTACTATGACTAAGTCAGGAGAGGAGAAGCTATGCATGACCTGTGCATTTTGTGGATTCAAAGAGGACTGTTATGGTAGCCTAGAAGCTAGACCTATTCCCTCAGGCAAGATAACCAATTATTTTGTTGACAATAAAGGAGCAAGTTTTTGAAACTATTGCCGGAGTTAAAGGCTTTTATCTCTGCTACTTATGACACCTGTTTAATATGTGATGAGTTAGAGATAGAGCCGGAGGAGTTACTTGATGCATTTGAAGGTAAACTTATTGAAAAGAAAGATAGATTTTTAGAGCATTTCGAGGAGACAGAATGGAATACATAGAAATAAGTCTTGCTTTTATGTTACTGGGTGCTGTTGCTATATACTTTACACACAAGAGAGCATACGACAAGGGTATAACAACAGCGATACTGCTACATAGAAATGGAAGATTGAAGTACAAAGATTATTATGATGAGAATGGCGAGAAGATGGTTGACATTGAAATCGCACCACTAGAGGATGAAGAATGAACACACTACCCAACGACTACCAAAATTTTATAGCACTAAGCAGATACGCTAGGTGGCTACCTGATAAGAACAGGAGAGAGACATGGCAAGAAACAGTTGCTAGATACTTTGACTTCATGGAAGAACATCTCAAAGAGAACTGTGACCATGAGTTATTACCTAAGACTAGAAAGATACTTGAGGAAGCAGTATTAAACCTAGAGGTTATGCCAAGCATGAGAGCATTGATGACCTCAGGTAAGGCACTTAAAGACAACAACATAGCCGGATACAACTGTGCCTATCTTAGTGTTGACCACCCTAAAGCATTTGATGAGTGCCTCTATGTACTTATGCATGGTACTGGTGTAGGATTTAGTGTAGAGAGACAGTTTATTTCTAAGCTACCCGAAGTGCCTGAGGAGATGATTGATGTTGAGGACACAGTAGTAGTACAAGACAGCAAGGAAGGATGGCAGTCTGCATTTAGAAAACTTATTACTTACTTATACAATGGTGAAATGCCTAAGTGGGATTTCTCTAAGATTAGACCCAAAGGTTCTAGGTTAGCTACCTTTGGCGGTAGAGCAAGTGGTCCTGAACCATTGCTTGACTTATTTAACTTCGCTACTAACTTATTTAAAGATGCAGTAGGAAGAAAGCTGACAAGTTATGAGTGTCATAGGATGATGTGTAAGATAGCAGAGGTGGTAGTAGTAGGTGGTGTGCGTAGGTCAGCACTTATATCTCTATCTAACTTAACTGATGAGCGTATGCGTAACGCTAAGTCAGGTCAGTGGTGGTCAGACACACCGGAAATGGCACTCAGTAACAACAGTGTATGCTATACAGAGAAGCCTGACATGGGTATATTCATGAAGGAATGGACTTCTCTTTATGAGTCTAAGTCAGGTGAGCGTGGTATCTTTAATAGAGAAGCCGCTATCAAACAGGTAGCTTCTATAGGTAGGAGAGATACTGAGCATGACTTTGGTTGTAATCCCTGTAGTGAAATAATCCTAAGAGATGGTCAATTTTGCAACTTAACAGAGGTAGTGATACGAGCAACAGACACACAGAAAGATATGCTCCGTAAGGCAAGATTAGCCACCATACTGGGGACATTTCAGGCAAGTCTTACTAACATTAAGAGACTTAGACCGAAATGGGTTAAAAATACAGAAGAAGAAGCCTTGCTTGGAGTGTCATTAACTGGTATAATGGACAATAGTTTTATGAATGGTAGCAGTGAAGATAGAGGCTACTATGGTAAAAGAAGTTTACCTGACTTTCTCAGCGACCTTAGAAAAGAAACAGTTAAGGTTAATGAGCATTGGTCAGAACTGCTAGGTATTAGTCAAGCTACTGCAACAACAGCAATTAAACCTAGTGGCACAGTCAGTCAATTAGTAGATAGTGCAAGTGGTATACACACTAGGCACAATGACTACTATTTCCGTAGAGTAAGAGCAGATGCTAAAGACCCTATCGCTCAGCTTATGGAAGACCAAGGCATACCTTGTGAGGCTGATGTAATGAAACCTAATAGCGTTAAAGTCTTTACCTTCCCAATGAAAGCACCCGAAGGTGCTATACTTAGGAACGACAGGACTGCTATCGAACAGCTAGAACTATGGCTCACCTATCAAAGATATTACTGTGAGCATAAGCCTAGCGTTACTGTTAGTGTAAGAGAACATGAGTGGATGGAAGTAGGTGCATGGGTATACAAGCACTTTGATGAAGTCAGTGGTGTTAGTTTCTTACCACACTCTGACCACTCCTACCAACAAGCACCTTATGAGGACTGCACTAAGAAACAGTACAATGAACTGGCTAAGAAAATGCCTAAGTCTGTAGACTGGGATTTAATTAGCGAGTATGAGTTGACAGATATGACAGTAGGCACTAAGTCTTTAGCGTGTACTGGTAGTGTGTGTGAACTTGTAGACTTAGTTGAAGAAGAAAGAGAAATAGAATGATAGGCACTATTGTACTTATCATTGCACTTCAACTAATTGTTATAAAAATGTT